GAAAATGGCTCGTCCGTTCATTATCTGGGCGACTCTGGAGAATAATGGAGCAATCAACGGAGATCGCCCGAGTTAGGGACGAATCGGCTTACCGTGGTGTGCCAAACCCACGAATTCACACAAAACTAAGCGATTTACCCTCTCACGGCGAGCAAATGATTAAGTTTTGCGAGGAAATCGGCTACGAACTGCTTCCGTGGCAGCAATGGCTGGCCCATCACTCGCTTAAATACAAACCGGATGGCCGATGGGCGCACCCTGTGGTCAGCCTTCTCTGCGCGAGACAACAAGGAAAAAGCACCTTTATGGCGCTTCAAATCCTATTTAGAATTTACGTTTTGAAAGAGAAATTACAGGTTCACACAGCTCACAAACTGACTACCTCAGCCGAATTGTTCTACAAAATCTACGGAATCATCGAGCAGACTCCCCGACTAGCCGCCGAATTTACTAAGAAGCTAGAAAGTAAGGGATTTCAAGAATTGCAATTTACCGAAGGGCGTCGTTATATCGTCCGAGCCAATAACTCAGCTGGTCGAGGTATTGCCGCCCCTGAAACTATCCATTTAGACGAAGCTCGCGAATATAAAGACGAAGATGTGTGGTCTGCCCTGCGTTACACCCAAATGGCTAGTCCTAATCCTCAAATATGGGTTTATTCAAATGCCGGAGATCAGCACTCGATAGTGCTAAACAAATTACGAGAGCGAGCCTACGCTGCTATTCACGGCGGATCCGATGACATTGGTTGGTTTGAATGGTCTGCGCCTAATGGCATTAAATTCGACAACTCATCAGACTTTTGGTTAGGTGTCTGTCAAGCCAATCCGTCACTTGGCTACACAGTCCACCCTGACAATATCCGCGCCGTGTTGTCAGACCCCGAAGATATTGTGCGCACAGAAGTTTTATGCCAATGGGTTGATACCATTAATCCAGTCATTAACCCTTCTCAATGGGAATCTTGTCGAGTCGAGGGTCTCAGACTTGATCCCGAGAAGGACACTTGGCTGGCTATTGATCTCAGTCCGGATAGAAAGCAAGCGGCGTTAGTCGCTAGTCAGAAGCTCGAGGGAGATCAGTTCCAAGTTATCCTTCTGCAAACTTGGCACAATCCGTCTAATCTCGACGACAAGTCTCTGGCTAATGATTTAGCCGATTGGGTGCGTAAGTATCCAGTCCAACTCGTTGCCTATTCAGCGAGAACCGCTTCAGCCGTTGCAGCGCGATTAGCACCGGCAGGAATCCGGACTGAGCCGATAGATGGTCTTGACTACGCCCAAAGCTGCGATGAGTTACTGGGAGCAATCTCATCTCAGCGGTTAGTTCACTCGGGACAAGATGAACTGACTAAACAATGCCTATCCGCTGTCAAGTTGCCTTTCGGTGATGGCGGATGGGTAATGGGCCGTAAAGTCTCAAATGCAATTATCTGTGGAGCGGTTGCCTCAGCTATGGCGACTCATTACGCGACTCAAGCAAATGATGGTGCCGATATAGTCATCTTGTAACACAAACCCTTTACAATAAAGGCTCAATGGGTGCTATCAGAGATTTCTTCTTTCCACAAGTAACTGCGCAAACACCGCAAAAAACTAGCGATGTAACCGCCGCGCTAACTCCCGTTCAAATTAGCGATTCCGTCTATAACATTCTTGGCGGAGCTACAAATACAACTCGCCAATTGGCTATGAGCGTTCCTTCGATTGCTCGCGCTAGAAATATCATTTGTGGCACGACAGGATCATTACCTCTCGAGCAATATAACAAGCTCACCGGCGAACACGTTGATCCACTTCGCGTTATTAATCAACCAGACCCACGCGTTCCCGGAAGTCTTATCTACACTTGGCTCGCTGAGGATATTTGGTTTTATGGCGTCGGTTATGGACAAGTTCTTGATATGTATTCAGTCACCGATGGTGGCAAAGTCCGCGCTTGGACGCGCGTTAGCCCAGATCGCGTCACAGTAGATACAAATTTCCGCAACACAATGATTGAGTCGTACAAAGTTGATGGAATGGACGTTCCCGTTTCAGGAATTGGTTCAATCATTCGCTTCGATGGTTATGACGAAGGATTTTTACACCGCGCTGGCAAAACTGTAAGTGCTGCTGTATATCTGGAAAACGCAGCCGTCAATTATGCAAAAGAGCCAAATCCTTCAATGGTTCTAAAATCTAACGGCACCAATCTCACAGCTGAGAGAGTTTCATCGCTTCTCACCGCTTGGCGCACAGCTCGTCAAACTCGTTCGACGGCTTTCCTCAATGCAGACGTTGATTTGAAAGAATTTGGTTATGATCCAAAATCTTTGCAATTAGCTGAGGCGCGTCAGTACGTCGCATTAGAATTGGCTCGAGCAGCTGGAATTCCAGCGTACTTCCTGAGCGCCGAAACTACTTCGATGACTTACTCAAATTCCATTAGTGAGCGGCGCTCTTTGGTTGATTTTTCACTTCGCCCATTACTCACAGCAATTGAAAAGCGTTTATCAATGCCGGACTTCGTTCCAACAACGACCGAAGTGCGTTTCGACCTCGATGACTTCTTGCGCGGCAATCCTTTGGAAAGAGCGCAAGTGTATGAAATCCTAAACCGCATCGGCGCGATGAGCGTTGAGCAAATCCAAGAAGAAGAGGACTTGATCCGATGAAGATCAATATGCCAATGACCGTCACGGCGGCCGATACTGTAAAGCGCACCATTAGCGGCACCATCGTTACTTGGAACGAGCAAGGCAACACTTCAGTTGGCCCAACTGTGTTCGCTTCCGATTCAATCGAGATGAAGCCAGTAAAACTGCTTCTCGAACACGATCGCACTCGTCCAATTGGCAAGTTGATGAGCCACGAAGTAACCGCCAATGGAATTGTTGCAACTTTCAAAATTGCTAACACAATGGCTGGCGAAGATGCTCTAGTTGAGGCAACCGAAGGCTTGCGCGATGGATTTAGCGTCGGCGCACAAATTAACGAGTGGACAAACAACAAAGGCGTTATGCAGATTACGTCAGCAACCCTTGATGAAGTTTCGCTCGTAACTGATCCAGCAATTGATAGCGCTCGCGTTAGCGAAGTAGCCGCTTCCGAGAACGAAGCACCTAAACAAGATTCTGCTCCGGCAACCGCTGAAGCAGACAACCCAACCGAAGGAGAACAAGTGTCAGACACTACCGTTCCAGCTCCTGCCGAAGAAACGGTAGAAGCTGCTAAGGTGGAAACAGTTGCGGCATCACGCCCAGCGTTCTTCACCACTCCTCGCCTTGAGTTCACAAAGGCTAAATATCTCGAGAACAGCGTTCGCGCAAAGCTCGGAGATGACGTTGCACGCCAGTACGTTATGGCAGCAGATGACACCACAAGCAATAACGCTGGTCTCATCCCAACCCGTCAATTGACAGAAATCATCAACCCACTTTCAAACGCAGATCGCCCAGCTGTTGATTCAGTATCTCGCGGCGTTCTACCAGATGCAGGAATGAGCTTCGAAATTCCTAAAATCACCGCAGTTCCAACTGTTGGAGAAGAAGCCGAAGCTGCTGCAATTGATGAAACAGGAATGACAAATGAATTCCTTTCTGTGTCCGTTAAAAAGTATGCCGGCGGTCAAACATTCAGCGTAGAACTTCTCGACAGAAGCTCACCTGCGTTCTTTGATGAACTCGTTCGTCAAATGGAATACGCATACGCAAAGGCAACCGACGTTGCAGTTGTAACCGGCCTTATCGCCGGCGGAACTGACGGCGGAAACCGCACTCTCGACGCTGCTGGCCTTCTTGACTTCGTATCCGATGCTGGCGTTTCAATCTACGCTAATACTCTCGGATTCGCACAAAACATCATCGCATCACCTCAGCAATGGGGCGCAATTCAGAATCTCGCAGATGCAGGACGTCCGATTTACCAGAACTTGATTGGCAATATGAATCAGGGTGGAAATCTCGGAGCAGGTTCCGCAACTGGCAACCTTCTAGGATTGAACTTCCGCGTTGATCGTAACCTAACAACCGGTTCCGGCGTTGGAGATAACACCATCATCGTTATCAACCCAGACGCTTACCAATGGTTCGAGTCATCCCGATTCCGCCTACAAACAAACGTCGCCCTAAACGGCCAAATTGAGGTCGCTTACTACGGCTACGGCGCGTTGGCTACAAAGGTCGGCGCTGGCGCTTACCGCTGGATGGTTCTCTAGTTAGAACTGCAAAAGTGACGGCCAGTCCGCTCCCGAGCTGGCCTGTCACCCTCTAGATCGAAAGGAAAACGAGATGCCAACAATTGTCACAGCCACAGAGCTTCGCACGATTCTTGGCGTCTCGTCGTCCCTTTATTCAGACGCTTACTTGGCTGATATTGTGGATGCAAGCGAGAATCTGGTTCTGCCAATGCTTGTTACCTTCCAGAGCAAAATCAACAAAGTATCTCTAGAAAATAACGTTGCGTATTTTCACACCGCGACAATTCACGAATTCACCGAAGGTCAATCGGTTGTTATCACAAGTGTCGGAGCGCCATTTAACGGCACTCACACAATTACAAATGATTTAATTGGCCCCTATGTATTTACCGCCGCCATCACAAATGCTGACGTATTGGAAAAGAACATTATCCCAGCCGGAAACGCTGCGCTTTCTGGCGCATCAACCTATGTGGGAAATGCCAACGTCGAAGCTGCCGTTTTGGCTATTTCTGTCGAAATCTTCCAAGCCAGAACAGCTGCGGGCGGATCCATTGAAGGAATAGATTTTGCAGTTACACCTTACAGACTTTCAAAGAATCTTCTCGCCAAAGTAACAGGTCTGCTAGGCCCTTACCTTGACACCGATGCAATGGTGGGCTGATGCCAGCCTCAACCGTTTTATCGTCTATCCGCACACCGCTGGCAACGGCTTTAACTGGGGTATCCGCGAACGTTTATTCATACGTTCCAGAAGCTGTACAAGTTCCAGCGGTTATTCTTGTTCCCGATTCACCCTATCTCGAATTGAACACAATCAATGACTCAACAATTCACGCCAAGATTAATATGACAATTACTTGCGGAGTCGCTTATCTTTCCAACCCAGCTTCTCTTGACAATCTCGAGCAGCTAATATTTTCAGTTTTGGCAGTAATACCGGACGGCTACACAGTCGGCCCAGTAGAGCGGCCATCGGTAACGCAAGTGGGTGCAGTCAATTTATTGGTTGCAGATATTCGCGTTTCCACCTATTACACACAGACTAACTAAGGAGAAAAAGTGGCAACAGTAGTTATTACTGGTCGCGACGTTTCGCTATCTTTCACAGGTGGAACAGATATTGAAGCCCAAGCGACAAACGCTGTCTTGACAAAGACCAACGTTCGCGAGACTTATCAGACTCTCGATGGTGAGGCTTACAAGACAGTTAATATCGAAGGCACCTTCCAACTTGATATGCTTGCAGACTGGGGTAAGGCTAACTCTGTTTGTGAGGCTCTTTGGGCTGCGGCTGAAACAGCGCCGGACACGAACATCAATATCACTCTAACCGCCGCTACTGGCGCGCAATTCATTTTCCCAATTCTTCCAGAATTCCCAACAGCTGGCGGATCAGGAATAGATGCACAGACAGTATCCTTCACCTTCAAAGTGGCAAAGGGTGAAGTAACAGAGACCTTCAGCTAAGAGATCGGAGCATCGGGAGATGAAGTTATCAATAACAATT